TGCCAGGGATCCGCCGTCCTTACGATGACATCCCGCGCTAGGAAGACAGTCCATGCCCTGGAAGCCAACAGACCGGAGCCGCACAGATCAGGTAAGGCAGTTCTATGCCCAGCGTCCTGATCTGCAGGAGATGTTTTCGGATCCGGCCGCGCGCGAGGATCTGGCGCGACGGATGCGTGAGGCAGGGTTTGAAATTACGTCTGATGAGTTGACGGATCCAGAAATCCTTGCGGAGCTTGGCTCCGTGGATGATCGTGAACTTGAGCAGCTGTTTCCATTCACGCAGGACAGCATTGCCGATCGGCGGAGGTCATACTACCGACAAAATCCGGATCAGGATCCGCAATCGACGACCTCGAGGGTCATGGAGTTTTTCGGGCTTGATGAGCCTTATTATGATGACTCCCGCTCTTACGATTACGCTCAGAAGAAATTCCAGAACAACGGCAATCCGGACATGAGCTGGTTTCTGCAGCCAACAGAGGCGCAGGAGCAGGTTATGACGGGATCCATGCCGAGCGTGTATGGCGCGGAAGATGATCGCACTGGTTCGGAGATGGCCCAAGGGGCAATCCTCGGGGCCTTGAATTGGCCGCTTTTTGGAGCAGAGGAAGAGGTTGTCGCCGGGGTGGATGCCTTGGGCGAGGGAAAGTCCTATGACAAGGCTCTGGACGAGTCCCGCCGTGTAAAAGACCGCCATAACCTGCACACGCCGCTCTGGTCACAGGTTCCGGAGTGGGTTGCGAGTGCCGGTCTTGCCTTGCCAGTGTTTGCGGCGGGCCAAGGGGCGGCTGCGAGGGGGCTCTCCAGCGCTCGGCAAGCGGCAGGGTTCACGCCAAAGGCAACGTCTCCGACTGGACAGGTTCTTGAGGAGGTGGCGACCGTTTCCCCGGTGGCTGCAGCCGATGCAAGCCTCTACCAGCTCGGGGAGGCGGATGGGGATCTCTTCCAGAGAGCGGAGCAGTTTGATCCCTATTGGACGGCAAGCGTTGCAGCCTTCCCTGCTTTTCTCGGTGCCGCGGACCTCACAAAGAATTTGGTTTCTGGAGGCTATCGCAAGGGTAAGGAGCTGTTCAGGCGGATAACTGGCTCATCCGACAAAGCCAAGAAGGCGCCCAGAAAGTCCAGAAGCCTTGATGCAAAGGCCCTTCAAGATAGGGACCGGATGCCAATGGATGCCCCTGGCATAGCTCCACGCCCGATTATAGCGCCAAGGCTTGCCCCTGCCAGGCCACCGCGGGAAATCCCCCTTCGCCCAATGTCTCCAACAAACAGTGACGGCACGGTGCGTGGTGACATTAACCGCGCGTTGAGTGGCAAGGGGCGCAGGCGCTGATGTTGCAAGTTCGTGGCCGGCGGATCAACAGGGGGCCTGCGGCTGTTGAAAGGCCATTGCCCACACCGGTGGGCGGTTGGAACGCGCGCGATCCGCTGGAGAGCATGAAGCCTTATGATGCCGTAATTCTCGAAAACTGGTTTCCTCGGCAGAGCGATGTGACGGTCAGGGGTGGCTATACCCTTCACTGCAATACGGGTGAGGGGGCCAATAGTGTCCAGACCCTTGCTGAATGGAAGGCTGCGACCAGCCGACGCCTGATTGCGGGTATCAACGGCAAGCTCTTGAACGTCTCCACGTCAACGCCTTCCACGCTTGGAACCGGCTTCTCCAACAACAGGTGGAAGTGGGTAAACTTTGCGGAGCGATTGTTTCTTGTAAACGGAACGGACGCGCCCCAGGACTATAACGGGAGCAGCCTATCGGCTACGGCATGGACGGGTTCCGGCCTTACCATCACCAATCTTTCGGATGTGACTGTATTCAAAGAGCGGCTTTTCTTCATTGAAAAGAACACGCTCAACTTCTGGTACGCGGGCCTGCAATCAATTACGGGTACGTTGACCAAGTTCCCGCTGCAATACACGGGAAGCTTTGGCGGCACGCTCCAGCAGATCGGGACCATCACAACGGACGGCGGAGAGGGGAGGGATGATCTCATTGCCTTCTTCCTGTCGTCTGGAGAAGTTATCATTTATCAGGGTTCAGATCCGGGAAATGCCAATTCGTGGAGCCGGATCGGTACATTCTTCCTTGGGCCGCCCATTACGGGGTCAAACCTTCAAAGGTTCGGTTCTGATCTCATAGCCATGACCGATGGCGCTTACACACCTCTGACCAAGGTGTTGGCTTTTGGCAGGACTCAGCCTTCATCGCTGGACCTCTCGGACAAGATAAGCCTTGCAGTGTCTGAAGCCATGCGGCTTTACCGGGACAATGCAGGGTGGCAGGTTATCTTCTACCCTCGCGGCCGAATGCTGATCTTCAATGTACCGCGATCGACAGCGCAATTTGACCAGCACGTGATGAACACCGACACGCAGAGCTGGTGCAAGTTCACGGGATGGAATTTCCCTGTTTTTGCTCTGTTCGGGAACGACCTGTACGCCGGCGGAACCGATGGGCGGGTTTACAAGTGCAATGACGGGTTTTCCGATAACGGAACAGCAATCGTAGCGGACGCCCAGACTGCGTGGAATTACTTCGGGTCTTCGGATCGGCTCAAGAACTTCACCATGGCGCGGATTATCTTCGGCGCTGTGAGTGATCCAGGCGCGCTTGTATCGATCGGCACTGATTTTGACATTTCCGTTCCGACTTCAACCGTTTCAACATCAGCTGTGACAACGGGCGGGGTATGGGACGTTGCAATATGGGACTTGGACACATGGGGCGGAGCCACGCAGGCAATAAGGGGATGGCAAGGGGTGAACGGGTTGGGCTACTCAGCTTCGATGAGATTGCGCGTCTCGTTGACCAGCCAAGGCGTAAGCTGGAGGTCATCGGCGATGGTCATGAAGCCCGCAGGTCTGGTTTAAGGTTTGTATTTGACGAGGACCAGGATGTTGCCGATTTCGTGATCGGCCAGCTGCCACATCCGATCACCATTGACGAGTTCGGCCGGTTCACAACCATTGGCATTGCGGGACCATCAGGAGCCCTTATTGCCGGCGCGATCTACCACCGCTGGCGCAAGTTTGATTGCGAGTTGACATTTGCAGCCTCAAGCCCGCGGTGGTGCCGAAGGGGGATTGTGAGCGCTCTGTTCCATTATCCGTTCGTACAACAGGGCTTGGAGCGAATGACCTTGATCATTGGCGAAAACAATCCGAGGGCGCTGAAGTTGAACTTGGGCCTTGGGTTCAAGGTAGAGGGTCGCGTGCGCAAAGCATACGATGGAAAGAATGACGCGTTCGTTCTCGGGATGATGCGTGATGAGTGCAGGTGGATAAAGGAAGATCATAATGGCTGACAAGAAGACGGAAGCGGAACTTGAAATGGAAGACGACGCTGGTCCAGAAGAGGACACGCGTGACATCTTCGATAAGGCGCTGGATTGGGCGCCCTACGTTGGCGGGTTGGTTGGAACTATTGCAGGGCTCCGATGGAATATCAAACGAATGCGATCAATTGATAAGCGCTCCAAGGCTGCTCACAAGAGATGGGATCAATTGCGAGCAAAAAACCAGATCAGGGGTCTCACTCCAGAGGAGGGGATAAAAATGTATCAAGCCGAAAAAGAAATGGCGCGCATTGATACAGAGCTTGGTGCAGATCTGGGTCAAAGGATTCTTTTTAACGCGCCGATTGGGATCACGCTTGGAAACACTGCGGGAGGTTTTGCTCGAGACACGTTGCAGAAGAAGCCAAAGCCCCCCGGGAAGCGAAAAAAGTAGGGCTGTTTTGGTGACAGGTTAGAGGCCGCAAAATGGACGAGAACGAGCAGGAAGAAGACAACCGGGATGTGTTTGAAAAGGCCCTTGATTATCTAAGTCCCGTTGCTCTCGGATATGCCTTTATTGGCGCTTATGTTGGAACCAAGATCGGTGGAAAGCTTGGAAATCTTGCATCTCCCAGAAAGCCAAAACTTGTCAAAAAGCGTGGTCGCCGCGCTCAAATGAAGCCAGAAGATTTCGACGGCAGGCTCCGTAACCGTGTCAAGGGCAGGTTGATCGGAGGCTCCATTGGCGGCGCATATGGTCTGGGCGCCGGCAACAACATTCGTGCCGAGCAATTGGAAGACTGGCGCAAGTAGCCAACAACAAACAACCTGAAAGAAACGGGAGACTTACATGGGAAAGGGTGGCGGAGGCAGCGCGCCAGCGGCGCCGGATCCGATCAAGACAAGCCAGGCGCAGGCGGATGCCTACATCAAGGCTGCAAAGCAAAGCTCAATCCTGAACAACCTTGCGCAGTTCACGCCTTACGGAAACATCACTTTCGACAAGGATGGAGAGGGCGTTCCGATTGCGCAGCGCGTGTCTTTGTCGCCGGCGCAGCAGGCGGCGTTTGATGCGCAGACCCAGCTTCAGGGTACGCTATCAAACGCAGCCGCGCAGCTTGCAGGATCCGTTCCCACCGGCCCGTTTGGTCTGCCAACAAATCTCCCCGGGTACACAACGGGCCTCGACCTGGAGGGCGCCCCTGACTACATGCGTGGGCTTAACCTCTCCAATGTCCCCAACGCACCCGGAACGGGTGATTTCTCTGCAGACAGGAACACTTACGAGCAGGCGATGTTCAATCGCGGCATGAGCCTGATGCGTCCGGAGTTTGACCAGCAAGCGAGGGATACACGGCAGATGCTGGCAGACCGTGGCCTCCCCATCACGGGCGAGGCATACAACACGGAGATGGACCGGCTCGGGAGGTCTCAGGGCGAGCAGATGGGCCGGATTGCGGCGGATGCTCTTGCTGCCGGCGCGCAAGAGCAATCGAGGATGTACGGCCTCGGTACGGACGCAAGGCAGAGGGCGATTGCGGAGCAGCTCCAGCAGGGCCAGATTTCTCAGCAGGCGCGGCAGGGCATCATCTCGGAAGAGCTGCAGAACGCGCAACTTGCGCAGCAGGCACGCCAAGCGATGACGAATGAGGCACTGTTGCAGTACAACGCACCGGCGCAGGGGGTTGCTACTCTTCTCGGTGCTTCACCGCGAACCCCGACTGTTCAGGGCGGAAACATCTACCAGCAGGGTGTTCAGGCTCCGGACGTTCAGGGGAACATCTGGAACTCGTATAATTCCCAGCTTCAGGCCTACAACCAGCGCCAGCAGAACAACAATTCCATGTGGTCCGGCATTGGCTCGATTGTTGGGAGCATTGCAAGGATCCCTGGCATTTTCTCTGATCGCAACATGAAGCAGAACATCCGTCCGGCGGATACGATCCTGAACCGGATGGAGAAGATCCCGATCAAGTCATGGCAATACAAGGCGGGCGCCGTTCCCGGTGACAATGGCGCGCGGCATGTTGGGCCCATGGCTCAGGACTTCAAGGGCTTCTTTGGCCTTGGAGACGGGCGATCCATTCCCGTCGTTGATGCGGTCGGCATCAACATGGCCGCAACACAGCAACTTGCACGCAAGGTAAAGCGCATGGAGGCGCGGAGATAAATGCCCAAGATCTCAGGCTCTTATCACGGGATCACGGCGCAGCCTCAGTTTCAGACATATCCAACGGCAGGGATGATGCAAATACCGCAGCAGCCCCAAACGCCAACAGCGCCGCCCCCTTCGCCGCAATCACCACCCGGCACGACCCTCACAACACAGCCAACACAACCAACATTGCCACCCGTTACGCCCCTCGGACCTGTACTCCCGGGGGCGGACATTATCACGCCTGAACGCGAACGACTGATCCGTTCGGTCCTGAATACATACGAGAGGTAAAATGACGCCCGCATATCCATTCCTGCAGCAGTACCCACCATCACAGACCATGCCTGGGTTTGAGCAGGTTGGTCCGGGGGCGATCCCCAAGCCCATGCCCAACATGCCTCAAATCAATCCGGGCATGCCCAAGCCGATGGGCGACATCCCGCAGATCAATCCGGGTATGCCAAAGCCCCAGATTGACATCCCCCAGATCAATCCCGGCATGCCGCCTGCTGTAAGCCCTGCAAATCCCATGATGCCGAAGCCCCAGACGGGAGCGCCGCAGATAAACCCCGGCCCCACGGGAAACCTTCCTCAAGGCCGCGGCGCGCTCGTCAACGCCATCATGAACCGCACGCAGGGTCAGCGCCCGCAGATGAACACCTATCGGCCGCCCCAAGGCATCCGCCCCATGGGCCAGCCCCAGTCACCATTCAACAACAGGCCAAGGAGGCCTTGATCCCATGGCGTTCTTCAACCCCAACCAGCAAAACCAGTTGATGGCCCAGATGTTTTCCAACCCGCAGGGCCAAGGCGGCATGATGCCCCCAATGGGCGGGCAGGGCGGTGCCAATTCCGGCCCCAATATTGGTCCCTCCTTCGCAGGACCGGAAGGCCCGCAGGGTGTGTCAAATCCTGGAAGTCAGTTTGGCCCCATGCCGTTTTCCGGCCCCATGCCAGATTTCCAGTCCGGCCCCTTCATGCCCGGAAGCGATACAGGGATCCGCGAGCTTGGTTCCATCCCTGTCAACCCAATGCCGTACACACCCAATGACGGGTATGGCGGAAGGCCCCCGATCGGCCCGATGCCAGTCCCCCGCCCCGGTTCAGGTCCAGACGCGCAGCCCATGCCATTCCCCTCGTCGCGCGAGAATGGCGGTCGTCCTCCTCGTGGTCCAGTCAATGACGGCATGCTTGGCAGGCTCAGAGCAGACGTTGTTGGGCCCGGCGTCTTAACCGAGTCTGATATGGGCCGCGTCAGTGACGGCATGGCTGGTAAAGGCGCGGTATCGGACGAAGATCGTCGTCGTCTCATTGAGGCAATCCTGCGCCGCTCCGGTGGCATGTAAGAGGCAATCTGTACATGGCAGTAGGTTGGCAAAAGCCCTTTCAGGGTCCGGCCCCGTTCTTTGGCTATCCGCAAGCCGATGACGGCAGCGGCATGCCTGCGCCTCAGATGCCAATGCCTGGAGGTGTTGGGTCTCCCATGGCCCAAGACGCCACCCAGCCCATCTTTGCGCCGCAGGACATGCAGAAGGGCGGGATGTTTGGGAGCACGCCCTCAGACGCCAAAAAGCCGGATGCGCCCGCAGAGCAGGACTGGCCTTCGGCCGACAGCATCGAGCGCCGGCGGCGTTTGGCAGAAGCCATGATGGGCCGGCAGATGGAGGTGAACCATCCGATGCAGGCGGTGGCAAACGCTGTGAACCAGATTGCCGGCGCCTACGTGCAGAACAAGGCAGAGAAGGATGAGGCGGAGCTGCAGCGCCGCCGGCGTGATTTCTTCCTCGGGTCATTGAAGGACGGCGGCGACTTCGACACCATGATGACCAGGGCGATGTCGAGCCCCGATCCTTATCTGCAAGACATGGCGCTAAAGTACAAGTTGGCGGCCATGCAGGATCGCGGCAAAAGAGGCGGCAAACCGGAAGAAACCGAGATCAAGTATTCGGATGGCACGGCTCAGAGCGCCTATTGGGACACTGAGCAGGATAAATGGGTTCCTTACGGAGAGCGTTACCCGAGATTTGCCAAAGCAGTTGGCGGTGGCGGTGGCGGGGGGGCTGGCGGGGGCATTCAGCCAACATCGCAGGGCTCCACCTTTGCGCTGCCAAGTGGCAGGATTGTCGTGGCACCGTTCGTCAAGGGTCGAGGTTTTGTCTACCGCGACGAAAGCGGCCAGTACAAAGACGTTCCGTACGACGCGCGGCCGGTTACGGCAAGCGGCGCAAGCCCCATGGTTTCAAAAAAGGAGTTCTACCGAATTGATGGCGAACTCAGGACAGAAGAGCAGGGCCTCAAAAAGCTGGAAGAATATTATGATGCCGTAGGAAACCTGAAGCCGGGCGCCGAAAGATTGGCAAACCGCCTGGCTGCAAACGTCAAAACATTCTTCAATTCCGGCGAAATCACTGACGAGCAATTCAAGCTCCTCACGGGACAGGCCAAATACAATGCAATCCGTGGCGCCCTGAGAATCGATATTGTAGGCCCCGGCGTTGCCAGCAACTTTGACATGATGGTGATCGAGGAAGCTCTGGGCGGGCAACCGCTGTCGGCTCTTCAAAACCCGGAGGTTGTCAAGGAAATCCTGCGCAAGCTCTATGCCGAGAAAATGCGTCGCGTCGAGGGTCTCAAGATCCAATTCAACGAGCAAGCGCCGTATCATGAACGTGAGCCTTGGAGCAGTGATCTGCCCAGCACATTAAACGAGACCGCTCCAGCGTCACCCGGACAAGGGGGCGGTGGACAATACAAGCCGGTCCCGCGGGATCAATTGAGGGATGGCCAAGTCTACACCATGAAAGACGGGCGTCCTGCGCGATGGGATGCGTCCAAGCAAAAATTCTTCCCGGTGAGGTAGTCAATGCCATACATCCCCAAAGTGTCGCCGGAAGCAAAGCGCCGGTGGATTGAAGACAATATGGGCCTGTCCTACGAGGACGCGCAGCAGGCTGAAGGCATCAGCTATGAAGACGCCATGGGTGCGCCAGCCTCTAGCCCTGAACGATCCTGGGGCGACTGGTACGCAGACCAATTTGAAAGCATTGCGCCGCAGGAGGTTTCTGCCGGGTTGCGCACATTGGCGGGGCGGGGAAGCTACGAAGATAACCGGAAAGACCTCGAGCGCAAACGGCAGCAGGGTCTGCAGCCCGGAGACAATCGCACACTAGGCCAGCAGCGCGCTGGCTATGCGATGAACCTCTACAACAATGCCACGCTTGGGTGGGGCCCGGAGGTTTTGGCCGGAATTGAAACTGCAACAAGCGGTGGTGATTACGACAAAAACCTTGAGCGTGCTCGGGGCGTGCAACAGGACTACAGGGAAAAGGAAAGTGACTGGTCGGCGGGTAATATCCTCTCGGGGGGCACAGGCTTTGTCCTAAGCGGCGGCCCTCTCACCAAGCTTTATCAAGGCGCGCAGGGTGCCATCCGTGGCGTGCGTGCTGGACTTGGAGCCGAGACCGCCGCGCAGGCTGCGCAGGCGGCTGGAAAGGCAATTCCTGCGGGTGTTGCCGGACGGATCGCGGCGGCCCCTACAACGGCGGGAGGTCGCACGGCAGAAAACATTGCGGCTCTTGGGCTTACAGGTGCGGCAGCCGGTGAGCTGGCCCCTACCGGGCAATTGAAGGCCGAGGGCATGGGGGTGCGAATGGCAACCAATGCCGTGCTTGGTTCTGGTGCCGGCGTTCTGGGTATTGCCGCAACGAGTGCGGGCCAAAAGATGCAGAACCTGATCCTGAGTTCGGATCGCAAGGCGGCGCGTTATTTGGCTCAGAAGTTTTACGACTCTGGCAAGACCATTGATGATTTTGCGGAGGAGTATTTCGGCGCCGCGGCGAGTGGGAAGCCATTGGCTCCTGTGGATGTCGCTCCGCAATCGGTACGCGATGCAGGAACGGCGGCAGCGCGCATGCCAGGTGCTGGTCGGGACCGGGCTACAGACTTTCTTGAGCAGCGGCAGCAGGCCATGGGGCAAAGGCTTGCGGATGACATGGAGGTTGCGCTTGGCAAGCCTCCCGGTTCATTCGTGCAGACGGCGGATGAAATTGCTGCTGCAAGGTCTTCTGAGGCAAAGCCGTATTACGACCGCGCCTTTGAGGGGAACAAGCCGGTAAGTGGCAACAGGGTGGTTGAGTTGACCAACCGGCCAAGTGGCAAGTCCGCCATCCAGCAGGGCCTCAAGATGGCGCAGGATGAGGGCATCCCGCTCGAGGAGCTGGTTGTCCGGGACGCAAAGGGCAATATCGTGGGTTACACGATGAAGGCCATGCACTACGGCAAGATGGCGCTTGACGACATGATCGACAGCGCGGTGAGGTCAGGCAACAACCAGGCGGCCCGAAACCTTACCACCCTGAAAAACCAATGGCTGGACGAGATGGACCGC